CTGTGGTGCGCTAAAGTTATCATCACCATATTCACACAATCCATTTGCGTCACCTTCATTACATCTTCTCCAGCGGCCGCCTTTACTTTTATAGTTTTTTGCAGCCCACCCGTTTGCATACGCAGATGGGTACACATCAAATTTAGATTTTGCAGCAGATTTTGATGCTGACCATTTACCTGGATCAGTTGGGCAATTTTTTTCTAAAAATAAAGTTAATCTTTCTTCTATATTCATATTTTCATTTTGTTTCTTTCCTTGGCAGTGTGCTTTTTGAGAGAAACCTTTTGGATTATTACAATCTATTGAATTTTTATATTTTTGACTCCACTCTTCATTTTGTGGTTTAGTAGAAACATTTATTGGTTTTTTACCCTGTCCGCTACTATCTTTTCCACCTCTGCCTGCTTTATTCTGTGCTGCTCTTTTTCGCCTAGTTGCACTTTCTTTTTCTTTTTTACTCATTCTGGCTGCCTTTGCCGCAGGAACACATTTTGCATAACCTTTCTTTTCCCCCGAAGTTCCGCAGGGCGGGTGTTTACCATTGACTTTTTTGCCAATGTTTACCCATTTTTCTTTGAACCACTTATCTAAATCTTCGTTCATATATCTATTTTAAAAATTTAAGTTTATAAATAGTTGAACTAATTAATCCAGAAATTTCATCCACGGTGTTATTGAGTTCACCGTCTTGTGGAAGCGTTTGACGAATCATATCTACAAATTTTTGCAATCCCATAAAATATTTTACGACGGAATCGTCTTCAAATATCTGCGTTGGAGAGGTATATCCCTTGATAATACCATATCTGCCTTGCGCCATTTCTGCATAAGAATCAATGAGGTCTATAATATCATCGTAATATTTATTTAATGCTTTGTGTGCGGCAAATGAAGGCGTTTGTAGATGAAAAATATGGGCCTGTGTTCTACTGCTCATCAAGGTTGATAAAAACTTGGCAATTTCTTCCATTTACTTCCTCTTAACGTTAACACCTTCATTTAAGTTGTCATCTGTTGACATGGTAGGCGCCGCAGGTGTACCTTCACCATTTCCAATAGTATTTGCTTTGTTTTTTTCATATTGCAAATAATTGTATGCCGCATTAATATAGTCTGATGCCTTTGTAATTTTACTTTGAATCCATGCTTCTAATTCTTCGTTATCACTCAACATATTATATAATTCGCCCGATTGCTTATTTAAACTCATCAATTGAGCCTTGGCCATATATCCTTCACCATCATCACTCGCATCGGCAGGTGAAGCTTCGCCGGTAACAACGTTGTCAGAAACTGCTTCTCTTTTTAGAGAACCTACTGGTTTTAGTGTTACCAATCCCATTAAACGTATCATAGTTATTCTCCGCCCCTTAAGGCTATGCTGGATGCCGATGCATAGAGGTATGATTCCCAATCTGCGCCGTGTTTTTTCTTGAATTTTGCTACTACCTTTTTATTATTTTTCATTTTATTACCGAGGACTTTCCGTTTTTCTATTTGCGAGTCGGTCATTTTTCGGCGAGGAGGAGATTTTCTATTGTATGGTTCTGGCACTGATTTTTCATCTACGGGTGCCATTTCAGCAAAGTATTTATATAATTCTTCTTCAATTAGTTCTTCCAACTGACTACGTTTCATAGAAAATCTCCGTAAGATACGTACATCTCAATATAAATATAAACAACTTTCATATTACATGAATATTATTTCAACAACCAACGAATATCCTCAGTTTCCATATTGCCAATTTGCATTTCATATGGACTGACAACCATATCATTGGGTAAATTTCCGCGTTTCATGAAAGGCGTACTGGAGTAATCGGTGTGATTAAGTGCCAACTTCGTTAGTTCAATTCCTTGTTGACGTAATCGCAATGCCGTATCACGAACCCATAATCCAATGCCCAATGCCATTACCAAATCGTCATTGTATCCACTTAATGCTTCTGCGCGGCCGTTCTTCCAAATGAATGTTTCTAATTCTGCCAAGGTTCTGGATGATCTAATCGTAATTGACGTTTCCCGCATATATTCTTCCAGCTTTGCAATAATTAATGGTCTGGTTCTTTGTGAAATTACGAATCCCGCCACTAAATTACGTTCACTTTTATACGATGCTTGATGTTCTACGTCAATATACTGCATATCCTTAGACATATAAAACAAATTTTTGTATCCACGGTCAATAATTTGTTGTACAGAACTCCATCCAATAGAACTATTGTCTGGAATAAGCAGTGCATCATTATATTCTGTTGCCAACGATACCATCAGATTACCAAACTCTTTAGTCGGAATCTTTCCTTTATATTCTGCTACTTGAACGGATCGTTCTGCGTCAATGATATGAATGGTAGAATAATCTTCACCATCTCCTCGTGCAACGTCGGCCGCAGCAATATAAGTTCTACTTGCGTCGGGATATTCCCACACCCATAAATTTCCATCAAATCCTTGTTTGGAAATAGGTTCTGTCACATAGGTTTTCTTATAAAACTCTAGTATTTGTGGGTTAACCACCGTATTGCCCGAGAAAATAAAGGATGCGTCATGTTCTTGCGACGATTGCATTTCACCCATCATTTCTGTTTGTCGATCTCGCCACGCTTGATCACGTTCTGGGTGAACTTTCCAATCTAAGAGAATGGGATTGAAACTATTTGATTTAGTTTCTGCTTGTTGCCACATCTTATGAAAGAAATTACCCACGCCGTTTGGCGTTGATAGTAACATGGCTTTACCACCCGTGGATAGTGTGGAAGATGCAGCTGTCCAAATAATATCTGCATCGTCGATGAACGCTGCTTCGTCCAGAATCAATAATGACAATGCTTCGGAACGGCCGGCATCTTTACTACTTGCTACCGCTTTAATTTGTGACCCGTTAGCAAATTGTAATGACAGTTTATTATCGGTTGTGCAATTACCCCGTAACCACACGGGTAAGTTTGCGTGCATGAACCGTACTTTCGTGACGAGATTCTTTGCCGTTTCTTGTTTGGTAGCAATAACAAGAATGTTTTTGTCGCGATGAAATAATAATAACCACAACGAATATCCTGCCACCAATGTGGAAATACCAATCTGTCTGCCCTTTAAGATGATATTATTATCATGTTCGTAAAAATCATGAAGGGCATCTTTTTGATACTTATATAACTCAAATAATACCTTTCCCCGAATTGGATGTTGAATATACGAGTATTTACTTAAAAAGTATTCTGCGCTCATTGCACATTTTTTGTATTCTTGTTTAATAAGATCTTTTAAATTTACTTGTGTCATAACCAATTACCGTTTGAGTTCTGCTCCAGCAACTATTCCCAATACAAATCCCGCAACTCCAACTACCGTTCTACTAGGCTTGGGGATAAATCCAAAGAGCTTATTTGGATTTGGTGCTGGCTTTGGAAGTGTACGAAGTATGTACTGTAAACTATCTGCCCGAGTAGAAGATATTGCTACGGCACGTTGTAACAATACGGTTTGTGAATTTTTTTGTGTAATTATTGACTGCTGATCAATAATCACCGAATCCGCAAGTACTATTTGTCCTTTTAAATTTCCAATAATACTATCTTTGTACACGACTACTAACGAAGTATCTGTTGCTAAATTCGTTAATAAATTTGCGCGCGTTTCTAACTCTGTTAAATCTGTCTTTAATAGTTTTTGCTGAGTTGTTCGCTGAACAATGTTGCTGTTCAATTTCTTAACGATGTCATCTTTTTTTATACTTTCCTCTTGCAATTTTTCCACGACAGTTTTTAATGAATCTGCGTAATTTGATACTTTTTCACTATTGTTTTTAAATTCTGCATATTTTACATTAAACTGTTCTTGCTTACTGTTGCCGCCGGACTTACCAAGCATGAATGAAATAATAAATATGACACCGCCGATGATGGCAAGTCTACTCACCGAAGTTAATGTGCTGAATTCTTTACTAAAATTAATCAATGATGTCAATAATTTATTCATGTTATTCTCCAGTTTCTACTTCGGTGAGAAATTCATTTAATTCTGTAATATCTTTCATAATATCCGTTTTTACTTTATCAATGTCTACGTGCCATTTTTCAATCATTAAAATTTTCGTTTCGTCTGCATGAATAACTTCTGGTGCGGTAACCGTGTCATGTAAACTTTGCAGTTCAGCAATACGATCTTTTAGTGCCGCAATATAATTTTCTTTAATTTTGCGCTCTTCGTATTCTTTCCATGTGCCCAATCGACGCATTTCGGTTTCTTCTTTGATCACACAATCCATACACTTGCCACGAAGTCCCCAGAATTTAATATCAAATCGGTGATTCATTGCTTTATCGCACTGTGGGCAGAACCACGGAGTTTTTGCTCCGTCCAGTTTTGTTACCGTTTGCTTAATGCCATTCTTCATGACCCATTTTTTGTCATTTAAATCTGTCCACGTATCACCATCTTTCCGAGTGGGTTCTAATCCTGGCCGCCACCCTACTACGATTTGTTCACCGTTCTTTTTTAATACTTCATTGATTTTTCTACGAGCATTGTTAATTGCTTCATGTTCTGCCATAACCGCCTCTTGAGTTAATCTGTTCTGTTTTTGGGAATGCCTGCGCGGTTAGATAACCCACGCATATGTTGACGGATGACGCCCATTGCAATTTTATGCGCAGGATGTAATCTGTCGTAATCCATTGCAGTATCAATTTTAATTTGATTACCTGTTTCTGGATTAGTAATTTTCATTTGTAATATTTTTTGAAAGAGTTCTTTTTTGTTGCCCTTATTTTTAGTCTTTGGTTTTTCTGCGGCAGTAGTAGGAACTGATCCCACCATTGGTGCTCCATATTGTATCACTTTTACTGGCATGGTATGTCTCATTGCTGCTAATGCCGATAATCGTGTATTTCCACCCATTAAATAATATCCATTCGAATGTTTAATGACAATTGGTTCTGGTAATTTGTCGTGTTGTTTTATTGCGGTTAATATACCCTTAACATCTTTCTTATTATTTGCAATCTGCTTTAAAATTTGTTTTGGATTTTTGCTGGATAAAATATCGGGTACATCACTGTTTAATAACTGCTCCAATTCTTCTTTTGTCAAAACTTCACTGGGTGCCGATAAAATTAATTTCTTTATTTCTTCCGCAGAATCTGCCAAATCGGGAAATGCTTCAATCGTGCGTTCGTTCTCAAAATATTCATCGACTTCATTTTCTAATTCGTCTTTAGTATAATCTCGTACATATACATAGACCTTCATTTTTTCAGACTCGGTATTTTCAGTTAGTACGGATTCATTTGTATTCATTGCAGCTTGTACCATTTTTTCTGCTGCCTTTCTCACAGGTTCATTCTTTGGATATTTTAACGCGGTTGCCACTAAGATATCCCGATTAGTTTTTGGATTGCGAACCTTCTTACCCAACACAGATTTTGCACGACCAATTGCTTTTGCATCGGGTTTTTTCTTTCCCCGTTTCTTTGTCACTGGTTCTTCCTGACTTGCATGCATATTCGTCAACTTCCGTGCTTCTTCTGCGTCAGTTGTTGTTTTAATAATTTTCTTAAATATTTTTGGATCAAACTTACCATATACTTTCGTAAAGATTTCTTGTTTGGCTCTATCGGTAATATTTGGGTCACCCATAATAGCACGTAATTGAGTTCCACTAATATTTTTTCCATCAATATCTAATTTCATTTCGGGCGCAACGATAAAATATCCTTTGTCCTTATATCCTTTATGCTTTCCATCTGGTACATCGTCAAAGTTACGGAAATACTTTCCACCGCCCAACCGATCTGCGTCTTTTTGACTGACTGCAGTTACATATGAAGTTTCAGAAGGAAGTTTATCTAAGATTTCTACTGGTGCATATGGATTTTTAACTTGCACCACCATGTCGTCGGGAATATCAAACATGCGGGTCATAATGTCCTTCTTTTCCTTAAATTCAAATGGAGATTTAATAGGATCGGTCACATTACTGGACACAATATATACATTGTCCTTACCAAATTTTTCCACCAATCCTTGATAAATACTATAATGGCCCGCATGAAATGGTTGAAACCGACCCGTAAATATTGCCACCGTGCGCTTTGGTACTTCGGATACTTGCGGAATAATTGGTTTTTGTGCAACAGATTTCGTAGGTATTTCTTTTTCTGTTGACGATGGTTCTACTGGCGGTTCTTCTTCTTTTGGTGCCGGTGGCGCCATACCGAACTTAAATGTGCCGGTAATTTGATTGATGGGCGCAAACTGTCCCGTAAATTTATAAGGTTTCCCATTATAAATAAATACGACTCCTTCGGATGGGACTACATTATCTATGCCCGTTGCTTCCAATCGTTCTAATTCACGCTGTAATTTAGCAATTGCATCTGGGTCATTACTGTCCTTAATTGCTTTGATTGCCGTTAATACATCATTCTTCAATTGTGTACTTGCTTCTGGGTTATTAACTGATAAGAAGTTGGTGACTCGACGCAACGAGTCCGTTCCTGCCTGCAGAAAAGTAATTTCAATAGGATTAATCATTTTCTTTTGTGCAGGAGCTAATGATTCTTTTTCATATTGTCTAAACCATTTCTTGGTTTCATCATTTTCTATATTTTTTACACCAAATTTCTTATCACCGTCTGCCCACCGACGAACTAAACCATCAAATTCATCCTCGGACAACTCCATACCCGTTCGTTCCATTTCCTTTTGAACTTCTTGTTCCCACCATGCACGACGATAATCTGCCAATGTTGAATTTTCGTCTAATCCAAACTCTTGTGCAGCCCGATCCAATCGTTCATTATATTGTTCTGCCTTTTGTTGATATTTTTCTGTTTCTGCATCACTAAACGCAATAGTTTTTGGTCCACTAATACCAAACGTCTTTTGTTTATCTGCCCCAACTGCGGTTACCGCGTCGGCAAATTCCTTACCATCGGTGTTAGATCGTCCAATTTCGTTGCCGTCTTCATCATATTCAATAGTACCGTGCATTACCAATACACTTTTTCCATACGGGATAACATTTTGAGTATCGGGAAGAATGACTTCTAAGCTCATGAACTTTGAACCATCCCCGAACATTTGCTGTCGTTGTTTCGGTGTCAATCGTTTTACCGCTGCCTGTAAATCTTCTGCGGCGCCCGTAAATGCTTTTTCAATATTGCCACGGCCGGAAAACATATTTCGAATACCTGCAACGTCCAGTGCATTTTTTCCTCGACCTTTTACCTGTCCTTTGTTGCGAGCAAATACAATCTGTCCGCCCCGTACTGAAAAGGCAATGTTTTGCCCGTCAAGTTTTTCAGTGACGGGCGCTTCTTGATCCAATCCACCCAACAAACCACGATCAATCATTTTCTTCATATCTTTGAAGGTGAGTTCTTCATCTTCAAACGGATGCGCAAGGTGTCCCGCCGCACCACCTTCCATTAACATATTCTCTGACAGATAGATACCATTGTCTATTTTTCCATAATCCCGCAGAAGAATGCCTGCAATAATATTAGCATTGTTCTCAATCCGTGACCCAGTTGCGCCATCAATAGTAGGATTGGTAATATATCCCAATTCATTTTGTTTTTGGTGTGCCATTTCATGCGCAACAGTGCGTAGAATATCGGCAAGCAATCTATCTTCAACAACCACAAAGATTTGATTGGAGATTACATCATATTTGCCCAAGCTTGTTAAGTTATCGGATGCAGGCATCAACGATACCACCGGTATTTGCTGTAAATTTAGTCGTTGTGCCGCATAACTAACAAATTGCTGCACATTCATTGCAATACTATCTGGTGTGTATTCTTCGTTTTTCTTATCTCTACCATGATCTTTCTCACGAAGTTTCCAATTACCATTCTGTGCTCCATTCGGATGATGCACATCGTGGTTTTTCATTTTACTCTTGCCATGCTTCTGTACCGCTTTACGGCGGTCATGATTGCGGGCAACCCGGTCATCTTGAGTCTTTTTAAGGTAGTCACGAACTTTTTCAGGATGACGACGATTGTATTTCCGCATTCGTTCTGTGCTTGACAGTGCTTCATTATTGATGAATTCATCATTATGTTTCGGTTCAAGTGAATGAGAATAAACCGTTCCTGCTTCATCTTTTTTTACACTGTTAATATAAGCACGGTACACCGCAGCTGCCGACACCTTACCAGCTACTCGTGCCCGCTGTTCCATAGCTATAGCTGCCTGAATCTTGTGTGCGTGAGTACGACCGCTCCGGCGTATCTTGGATACACTTGCCTCGGCATCGTCTACCGTTGCAAATTTTAAACCGTGTATAGTACCTTTGGGGTTTTCATCTGTGTAAAGATCACTATGTTTTTTACTGTTGGCTTGTTGTCCTGATTTTCTGGCCACTCTTTTATCTTCCTCTACTCCCGCATCACCGCCAGTATCACCACCAGTATCACCACCAGTATCACCACCAGTATTGCCGCTATCTGTTGGTGGTGTTGGTGGTGGCGCCGGTTCTTCTTTTGGTTGCTGACCAGTTTTCATTATATGTGGATATAAAGGATAGAAAAATCCATAGCGTTTAATTTTTTTCTTAACCTTCTTGCGTTTCTTTTTAGCTTCATCAACGGCATCGTCTACTTCATAGTCCGTGACATCACGCTGCGCACCCGATTCATCGTCGGCATACTTTAATAATAAGGGTTTTTTAAGGATTGGTAAATTGCTATTATATGCACCCACCAACCCCGATAGCGGGTAATCTATACCTTCCCCTACCTCACCCTCCGATACCCCCGTAGAAGTCAAACTGAGGTCACCTAGACCTATGTCTGTTGACGGTGCGTAGGTCACCAGCATAGGATAATGCCGGACTCCCTCATTAAATGCTATTTTACACTTATCACGGATAGTGGTTATACTATCCGTTGGTAATATGGTATATAATTCATCTAACTGTATAGATAATATAAAGTTATTATAATTCTTGTGCAGTTCGGTTAATGCTTTTGCCGCTAAGAATTTCGTATCGGTGGAGACTTCGTGGTGTAAGGTATATCGAAGTGCCTCACAGTGTTGTGTATTATCTAGTGGTAAGATAAGTTTATTGTGTAAAAGTTCCACGGAATACTCCTAAGTTAATCTTATTGTTATAAATATCAGTTGTTATTAGATAACATCAATCATGGATTGCTATGCACCAACTATAATTCAATAACTCATCATCTTGCGCTAATGTATTCATGTTCCTAATAAACTCCAAGATAGTATATCTTCATTCCAAATATAAATTTTTCCATCGTCTGGGTGTAATATTGGTGGCTCCCATTGACAATTATCTGCGTTTAGTATCCACGAATTATATGGTTTGGGTGGTATAAACGCATCACGGGATGCATCATAGGTATACCCAATGCCGGCATAATTCTTTCTAAATGTTTTATTATACGATGTTTGTTTCCAATTCGTATGATTGAATATACTAGATAAAAATTGAACTCCAAGTTCTTCTAGCTCCACCCCATGTTCATTAATTAACTCGTTGTTATGAACCACCAATATCTCCAAAACAACATTATTATCGTCAATCTTTGCAAAATGTGCCATAGTTTTTTTAATTGAAAGTAATTGTTCCGGTTCCAGTAAATGTGTATGTACGATATCCACCTGATACAACATATGTTGGTGACCCCGTAACTGTTGCGGCCGCATAGCTGTCTAGGAACTGTATAACGACAATTCCACTACCTCCTGAAGCGCCACTTCCTCCTAATTTACCTCCGCCTCCCCCTCCGCCTCTATTCACTGTACCGGCGCTCGGTGAAAGTCCATTATAACCGTCTGCCCCAGTACCTCCGCCGCCTGAGCCGCCGGCACCAGGTCCGGATGATCCACCATCATAGCAGGCAAAGTATGTGTCATCGTCGCCCGAAGCGCCGCCACCTCCGCCAGCATATGTGACTCCGAACACGGTTGTACCTGATCCGCCATTTGGTTTTTGATTATTAACTGTGCGAGTTCCAACGCCATTCAATCCTGCACTACTTGCGCCGCCGCCGCCGCCTGTATTTCTAATTTCTAATCCGGCTGG